GCATAAGTGATTATTACAAACCTATACAAGAGTTGCAGATATCAGATTTGGCTCCACCACAAAAACCTGCAAATATGTCTATTGAGGAATGGGTTAAGTCTGAAGAATATAATAATTACAAAACTAGTGGTAAGTTTAAGAAATATAAAGAGTTATTAGGTAATCAATAATGAGCAATTTTAATGATGAATTAAACTTACTGGAAGCCACAGGCGTTGATGAAGATCAATTAAAAAAATATAAAGACGATCAAATAGATCTTTTAAAAAGCACAGGTGTTTCTGATAATGAAATTAATGATTTTCTTGGAACTGTCGATCCAGCAGAAAATGAAAATGTTACCAATCCAATGACTAACTTTTGGCAAGAGGTAACACAGGAAAGTGCAGATTATATAGGCAAAAAATTAGAAGATGCTAAACAATGGGCAGTGGGGGATGAAGCACAATTTTGGGATAGTTTTTGGAAAAGAGGTGTTGGTGCTTCTTTACCAAACATAGCTTTGTCTTATCACACAAAAGGAGAAGACGGAATTGATATAAATCAGGCATTCTCAGAAGAGCCTGAAGATACAGGTCATGTTGAAAGATGGCTTTCTAGTATGGGTACAATTATAGCTGATCTTCCTGGATATTTAGTAGGTGGAGCTATTGGTAACAGGCTAACGGGTGGTAATCAGTATGCCACAGGATTTGGTGCTGGATTTGTAAATGAAAGTATTAAAGGTATGTACTTAGAAGCCTTGCAAAAAGGTGATGTAGAAAACTTTTCTGATTGGTGGAAAATATATATAGATCATGGCGTAAAAGAAGGTGTAAAATCAGGTATTACGCTAGGAACAGCCATGGGTTTGCCAAAAACACTTGGATTTAACAAAAATATTATTGGAAAGTATTTAACACAGTATGCTGCATTTGTTGGTGTTGGTTCAGCATTAGAGCAAAAAATGCCAACAAAAGATGAATTAATAAATACAGGGTTAGTTTTAGCAACATTCGGTGGTTTAGAAGCTGGTGTTAAAGGCACTAAAATGGTTTTCAATAGAGTTAAGAAAACTAACAAATCACCATCAGATGTTGTGGAAGAAGTTTTGCGAGACCCTAAAAAGTTTGAAGATGTTACAAGCAGAAACATTAAAGAGTTTAGGGATGAAGTAGTTGCAACAGATAAGATAGAGCCATTTGTAGAAGGTTCTAAAGCAAAACCAAAATCTAAAAAAACAGCTATAGAAGAAGCTGCTAAACAAAAACCAGAAAAATCTGTTCAGGAAATTTTAGAAAAAGTACCTGAGAAAGAATTATTAGAAAGGTTTGATAAATTAACTGATATTGTTACTAAAGCTGAAAAACCTCAAGAAACAATAACACCTGAATTGCAAAAAATGTTGGAAGATCCAAAGGTAACTCCTGAACAATTTAGCAGGGCAAGAGGATACACTGAAAAAGAAATAGCTGAATATAAGGAATTTATGGATGTTGCAAATGAAGTAATAAAAAGAAAAGGTATTGACTTTGCTCAAGTAAGAGATTTTGAAATACAAATGAAGGATAGGATTGTTCCAGAAAATATTGGCAATAAATCTTTGACCAGACCAGAAGAAGTTGTTGATTACAATCAAAGAGGTAATGTCGAGCCTGAAATATTAAATATTAAAACATCAGATGCTGTTAATAAAATAATAGAAAATGTAGGAGCTAGTTCACCAAAACCAAGAGTTAATATGGAGCAGTTTAAAAGTAGATTTATAACAGAAACACTTGATAAATTGCATCCTATATTTGTTGCTGTTCGTGAGTTTGAAAAAGCAGGTGGCAAATTTCCAGAAGGGTATTTAGACCCTTATAAAACAGCTAGAATACAGCCAGGCATGGAAGGTAGAGCCATGCACTTTATAAGATTTGGAACGCTTAATTTTAAAACATTAAAAAACAATGGCAAATCTTTAATACAAGTTTTAGAGCCTATTAAAAATGCGAAGGACATGAAAGAAGCAATATCTTACTTTGTTTCTAAAAGAGCATTAGAAAAAGCAGAACAAGGTAAGGAAACAGGTTTTCCTTTGGAGGAAGCCAGGGCAGTGGTAAGAGAGTTAGGACCTAAATGGGAGCCAGTTCTAAAAGAGGTGGTACAATATCAAACAAGAATTATGGATTACCTTGTTGATAGTGGTATTATCGCAAGAGAAAATGCTAACTTAATGTTAGAAGCTAATAGAGATTATGTACCCTTTTACAAGGTATTAGACAGCACAATATTAGGTGCTAAGTCATCTTTTGGAAATGCTGTAAAAAACCCATACAAGCAATTTGCAGGTGGGAAATATAAAATAGAAGACCCTATACAAAGCATCTACAAAAATACAATGCACCATGTTGTCATGGCTGAACGTAACAATTCTTTTGTAAAATTCATTGAGATGGTTGAAACTTTACCTGAAACATTTCCTAATATAAAGAAAAAGGGAAGAATAAAACCAACCAAAGTTGAAGCTAAAGAAATGCAAGAAGCATTTGATGCACCAATAAAGCCTGAGTTTGCAGAAGGTATTACTGTTTTTAGAAGAGAGCATGGGATAGTAAGTCCTACAGAAATAGCTATTTATAGAAATGGCAAAAGAGAAGTTTGGGAAGTTGGTAAAGAATTAGCTTCAGCTTTTAAAAACACAAATGCTTATGAAGCAAATATGCTTATAAAGTTTTTATCAGTTCCGTCTAGGTTACTTAGAGCAGGTGCCACACTTGCTCCTGACTTTATGTTAAGAAACTTCAATAGAGATACTGTTACATCTGCAATCACATCAAGTAGAGACTTTATACCATTTGTACATTCTACAATGGGTTTTTGGCATATGATAAAACAAGATAAAGTTTATCAAGAATGGGTTAAATCAGGTGGTTTGCAGTCTACAGTAATAAGTATGGATAGAAATTATTTTCAAAAAGATATAGCTAAGTTTTTATATGGAGGAAAAGTAAGAAATCAAATTAGTAATCCACTTGAAATGCTTAGAATAATGTCAGAGTTATTTGAAAGCACATCAAGAATAGGCAATATGAAATTAACTCATCAGCAATTACGAAGCCAAAAAGGTAATATAAGTGATAGGGATATAGCCGAAACAGCAGGTTTCGAAGGCAGGGATTTAAGTATAGATTTTGCTAAGATTGGTACAAAGGTGCAAGCACTAAATATGATTACATCTTTTTTTAACGCTAGGTTACAGGGTTATGCCAGACTAGTTAAAGCATTTAAAGAAAATCCAACTCAAACAAGCTGGAGAGTTTTTAAATATATTACTGCACCAAGTTTATTGTTGTGGTGGGTAAACCATGATGACGAAAGATATAAACAGTTACCTCAATGGCAAAAGGATTTGTTTTGGATTGTTATAACACCTGAAATTGGCGTAGGTGATGCTATAATGAAAGATGATAATGATTATACCATTTATAGAATCCCAAAACCTTTTGAGCCAGGGTTGTTGTTTGGAACTTTACCAGAAAGAGCATTGGATTGGGCATTTGAAAACAAAGGTCCAGAATTTGCAGAATTTGTAAAACAATTTGTTACAAGTAACTTATCAGGTTTAGCTCCAATACCAGATTTTGCAAAACCTTTTGTGGAATCATGGTCAAATAAAAGTTTGTTTACTGATTTGCCAATTATACCATATGGTACAGAAAAATTTGCTGAAGCAGGTATGCCACAGTATCAATACAATGAATACACAAGCGAAACAGCTAAATTATTAGGCAAACAATTATCTGAAATAACAGGTGGGAGAGTTGGTAGTCCAGCTAGAATTGATTCTATAGTACAGAATTGGACAGGAACTTTAGGTAGATATGCTATACAAACTTCTGACTTTGCTTTAAAACAACTTGGTGTAATAGAAACGCCAGATAAACCTGCTATGATGTTAGAGGATATACCTGTAATAAAATCATTTTTAGTTCGTAACCCAAGTGGTTCATCAGAGTATATACAAAAATTTTACAAAAAACAGCAACAAGGATTAGCTTTAAAAGGCATAATCAGCAATCTGGAAAAAGAAGGTAACTTTAATGAGTTAGCAAAAGTAATGGATAATTCAGATCCAGGATTATTGTTGTTTGAGCAACCAGCCGAAGCAATGTCTAATATAAGGGCAGTAATAAGAAAGACATATGCAAACACAGAAATATCAGATGTTGAAAAACGTCAACTTATTGATGAGCTTTATCAAACAATGATTGATATATCTAAAGAAACTTTGAAAGCCTATGAAGAAATAAAATGAATTTGATTAATTTAGCAAAAAAGATTATAACGTAGAAATGAGGTAGTTATGACAGTTAGTAGCACAACCACAAAAAACAGTTACAGTGGCAACGGAAGTACCACTACATTTGCATATGCTTTCAAGATATTTGCTGACGCAGACCTTACTGTAATACTTAGATCGGCTACTGGTGTAGAAACAGTACAGAGTCTAACAACAAATTACACAGTTACCAATGCAGGTAATGCTAGTGGTGGTAATGTTGAGTTCGTTACTGCACCTGCTAGTGGTGTTACTGTCGTTATAAGACGTAACATGGCACAAACACAGTCTACAGACTATGTAGCAAACGATCCTTTTCCAGCAGCTACACACGAAGATGCACTAGATAGATTGACTTTTATTGCACAGCAACAGCAAGAAGAAGTTGACAGAAGTATCAAGCTATCTCGAACAAATACAATGACATCTACAGAATTTACAGTAGGTGCAACAGACAGAGCAAACAAAGTACTTGCTTTTGATGGTAATGGTGAGCTATCTGTCACACAAGAATTAGGTACATACAAAGGCACAGACGCAACAGTAACAACAGAAGCGTATGTTGTTAGGGATATCATCAAATCAACGACTGCTGGGCAGTTGAACAACGTGTATATATGTGTAGCAGATGCTGTTGTTGGAGATAGTCTAACGGATACAGACCATTTTGAGTTATTAGTAGACGCTGTAAGTGCAGCAACTAGTGCAGCAACTGCCACAACAAAAGCAAGCGAAGCAGCAACTTCAGCTACTAATGCAGCAACTTCTGCAAGTAATGCATCTACAAGCGAAACAAATGCTGCGACAAGTGCAAGCACAGCATCAACAAAGGCTAGCGAAGCAAGTACATCTGAGACAAATGCAGCAGCATCTGCTACAACTGCATCTACCAAAGCATCTGAAGCAAGCACATCTGCAACGAGTGCTGCTAGTTCAGCTACAACAGCAACCACAAAAGCAAGTGAAGCCAGTACGTCAGCATCAAATGCAGCGACTTCAGCTACAACTGCTACGACAAAAGCTACAGAAGCATCTACATCAGCAACAACAGCTACTACAAAGGCTTCAGAAGCTGCTACTAGTGCTACTAATGCATCTACATCTGCAAGCAATGCTTCAACATCAGAAACCAATGCAGCAGCTAGTGCAGCAGCAGCGGCTGCTAGTGCTGATACTTTTGATGACACATACTTAGGTTCTAAAAGTTCTGATCCATCTGTTGATAATGATGGTGATGCTTTAAATGCTGGTGATTTATACTTTAATACAACTAGCAATACTCTAAAAGTTTATACTGGTTCTGCCTGGCAAGATGCAGCAATAGATAGCTCTGGCTTTGTACAGACTACTGGCGATACAATGACTGGTAACCTTAATCTAGGTGATAACGATAAAGCCATATTTGGTGCAGGGTCTGGTGATTTAGAAATTTACAGTGATGGAACTTATTCAAGAATAATGGAAACTGGTGGACTATTTTTAGTAGTTGATACCAATGGTTCTCAAATAAGTTTAACTGCCGATAATTCCAAAAACATGGGTACTTTTATAAAAGATGGAGCAGTGCAGTTATACTTTTCTAATGCACAAAAGTTTTCCACCACCTCAACAGGCATTGACGTAACAGGTACAGCAGTCACAGATGGATTAACTGTAGCAGGTAACGTGTCAGTAGATGGTGGCACAATCAAGCTAGATGGTAATTATCCAGTTGGTAGTGGTAACGTGGCTTTAGGTGATACTGCACTTGATAGCATAAGTGGAGCAAATAACAATGTGGCTATTGGAAATCAGTCACTAACTTCAAATACTTCAGGTTCAAGCCTTACAGCAATAGGTGGAGCTTCATTATATTCAAACACTACAGCATCAAACAATGTGGCTGTTGGCTTTAATGCAGGTTACAGCATTACTGAGGGTGCTAATAATTCTGTTTTGGGTACTTATGCTCTTGATGCAAATACTACTGGTGATGATAATACTGCAATAGGTTATTTTTCTCTGTCAGCTAACACCACAGGTGCAAATAACGTATCTATTGGAAAAGGTGCTTTACAAGCAAACACCACAGCAAGCAATAATTCAGCACTTGGATTTCACGCATTGTATTCAAACACAACAGGAGCTAATAATACTGCTATTGGATATGCTTCAATGGCTATAAATGGTACTGGAGCAAGTAATACTGCATTAGGTGTTTCCTCATTATACAGCAACACCACAGCATCTAACAACACAGCAGTGGGTTATAATGCTCTAACTGCAAATACTACTGGTGAAAATGTGACTGCTGTAGGAATGAACGCAGGATTGTCACATACTACAGGAAATTCATCTACATTTATTGGTACTGACTCTGGAAAATTAACAACAACAGGAGTTGGAAATACTTTTGTGGGCGATGGTTCTGGTAGACAAAACACAACTGGAGCAAGCAATGTTGCTATGGGTCAAAGTGCTTTATTATCAAACACTACAGCAGATAACAATACAGGAGTGGGTTATAATGCTTTAAACGCAAACACCACAGGGCATACTAATACAGCAGTTGGTAAAAATGCTTTAGATGCAAATACAACAGGCACTAACAACGTAGCTCTTGGTGTTAATGCTCTAGATGATAGTAGCACAGGTAGTTTTAATGTGGCATTGGGAGCAAGTGCATTAGCAAATAATACCACGGCAGACAACAACACAGCAGTTGGTCATGGTGCTATGTTTGATAACAGCACAGGAGCTAACAACACAGCAGTAGGTTATCTTTCAGCAGGTAACATCACCACAGCAAATAACAACGTGGTTGTTGGAGATAGGGCATTAAATACAAGTACTACAAGTTCAAGTACCACAGCAATAGGTGCAACAGCATTATATTCATTAGCCACAGTAGATAATAATACAGCAGTGGGTTTTGCCTCTTCTTATAGTACCACCTCTGGAGGAAACAATACTGCTATAGGTACTTATTCTTTTTATACAAATACCACTGGTGCTGACAATGTAGCTATAGGTCATCAAGCAAATTTTTATAATACAACTGGTTCAAAT